AATCAACCCCTACCGGGTCATCAGTCCATCCGGACGCTAAATATTGTTCGTCAGGTGTAGCGGGGCTTGTCTCTGTTTCGGTCCTTCTATAGATATATTCGTAGATTCTCCCGTCCTTACCGTCTTTACCATCGCTCCCGTCTTTGACTATCCCGAATGCTATTTCATCTACATAGTTATTATTCCACGCCTCCGCATCCGATTTCACAGCATAGGCGCGAACAGAGAGAGCGGTAGTTGTCTTTGATGGGGCTGCAATAGTGGAACTTGTCGGGTTAACACTGGCCGTAACCTTTGCACCGTCCGCATCTACTCTTCTGGTCGCAAGATAAAAAGAGTCGCAGTTCTCGACAGGGCCGGCGCCCGTCTGCTTCTTGCAGTTAACAATAGTCCATATTGGTACGACACTGTTCGGCCGTATGACCACCTGAGTGGCATTGGCGGTAAGCCAGTATGAAGATGAATCAACTGCATAGGCTTGTTTTAACCAGTCCTGATTCGAGTCCGAAGGCTCCGATGTCGTTCCGTTTTCATTCACACAAAGCCACATCGCACGATTATAAGAAACACGGTCATAATATGCGTATCTTTGTCCGGAAACATATTCTCCTTTCTCAATCGGAACCCGGACAGATTCCCCAGTAATATCATCAACCTGGAATATTTTACCGGACATGATGACATTTTGAAATACAGCGGAATATTTAGAACAATCAATGCCGGCGACGATACGGTTTTTCTTTTTTCCGATCCAGCTTTTTTCCTGTGCCGGTTCCACGTCCCACGTATTTGCATCATCAAAAAAGGTTATGCTGTTGTTACCTAATGTCGAGTCTATCATTATATAGGTCTGACGTTCGGCATCGGTAAAGTTCCCGGTCTGAGCAAGTGTCATAGACGTAGCTGGAACAGATCCGCTTCCGGGTTTAGGCACAACCAAGAATCCTCTCTCTCCGGAAAATGCCGTTACACGGAACTTCATTTCTCTGAATCCTTTGAATGCACCGGATTGTGAGTCTTTGTCATGCCAGTATGCTAACAGGATGTCATCTACTTTAAAAGATAACGCTTCTCCTTCTTCCAATACGGGAAGAACCAGCCATGTATTTTCATCTACCGTAATAAATTGCTCGATGACGCATCCTCCGCCAGGACTGATTATCTGCCGGCCTTTTAATACTATCGCTCTATTATACCGGAGCTCAGGAACGGATAAGAAACCACGTAAAACAAGCCCCCTCGCTTCAATGTCACCGTTTTCGTCAATGATAGCTCCACTTATACCAGGCGTAAAGTTTCCAAAACTAGCGCCTTTCTTAAATAAAGAAAGCGCATGCGCTATAATTCCGCGCAAAAACGTAATGACACCGGATGCGGTATCATCGTTTTTCTTGCTGATATAAAGTTCTTCGATTTTCTTTAATGCAACTTCTATCGCTGCATCTATCTCCTTTAAAGTGCGCTTTGAAGAAAGCGTATTATCATCGGTAAACTCTGTGGCTGTATCCGATTCGGCAATGATACGCGAACGGATCTCTAACAGTGTCCGGAGCGAAGACAGTACATTGCTATCGGTTAACGACTTTGTATCGGTAGCCTTTACAATGTCAACCGAAGCACCGCCACCGCCTCCGCCGTTAACAGTAACGCCGCCGGTTGCCCGGGTGATAACAGCCCCAGCCGGATAGTTCTTTGACCGGGGCTTTGCGGGTATGGATGTAGTTTTAATATCTACCATTTTCAATCATCTTACAATTAAACTGATTCATCGCGAAGTCAATTGTACCGCCCGTGATCGTAAACCGTTTGTTTGGCTGAAACTTATCGGTTATAGTTGTGATAGGAGTAATTGCTTCGTCATCTACCAGTATTTGCGTAAGCTTGAATTTGGTAGCTCCGTACTGATTAATAATGCGCCGGATCAAATGCTCTTCCGGCCGGACTAATTTCTGTTCAATAGAAGAATAGAGATTGTCGGTTAGGTAGTTATCGCCTAACATTACTTTGCTGTAGCACGCACCGTCATTGTTGTAACTGGATATTTTAAATTCGATTTCGTCCAATTCGTTAATGTAATCTTCATTCACGACATTTTCATAATAGCGGTCTATGCTGCTGTTAGATATAAGCTTTTCGTCATCTGGTTTTTGATATACGATCTTAAAGTCTTTCACAAGAACCCCGCCGGCGCTGAAATTTTTTCCGACGGGCATCAATAGAGTAAACTCAAAATCACCTTGCAAAACTCTATCAATGGAGACTATCACACCGCTTATTCCAGTATAAGGCATTGATAACGTTTTTTGGTTTTCTATTGAGACATAATCTTGCTTTGCTTCAACTCTCTCAGGTTTCAATTTAAATGCGTATTCTGGATTTTGCGCCCATGTATTTTTTTGCCCTGCATCTGGCCTGAGACTTCCATAATACATATCACCAATACGTATTTGTGCATAAAGAACATCTGAAACAGAACTATTATCCCATGGTATCATATCATCAGAATTAATAAACTTATAGCTCCCTGATATACAAAATATTCCGTTTGAGTATATAGCAGAAGCGCCTTTGGTGGTCATTACTTTGCACGTACTTAGTGGCCCGGCTTCATAACGTTCTTTAGTCCTTCTTATTTGAATTACGTTTGTAAATGAATAGTCGGTTATTTCAGGAATCCAATTGCCATTTAAATCCTTATTTTGTTTATATGTGCAATATTTCATGGGAATAGCCCCTTCAAATGTGTGTGCTATATCTTTGTATTTTTGCAAATCATCAACTTTTATCGTTAGACCTTCTTTGAATACTATCGTTTCCCACTGATTAGGGATAAGAAACACCCTGTGGCAAACTTGATTTTTATCATTTGCATTATCGAGCACTTTTAAAATTTGCATTTCTTCAAATCGCTCTTCTGGTAATAAATTTCCTACCGAATAATTACTGTTTTTTACAATAGCTTTATTGTAACCTCCCAGAATATCGAGTGTATGATCCGCACCGCTAAAGCCGATATTTTGCACACTAACAACATTTCCTGATTCAAATGTATAAGATGAAAAATTAGGAACATATTTATAATAGTCTCCACGGTGATCTACGTCTACAAAGTATAATGCACCTTTGTAGTCAACGCAAGTCCAGTTCAGGAACTTGCATAGTTCTTCAATCACCTCTTTTAGAGTCATGGGTTTATCATCTTCATCGAAGAAGTTTTGTTCACTAATTGTCATGCTCTGTAAGATGTTTGTATTTGCATCATAATCTGCCAAATTTTTAGCGTAAACATGTGGAATATATATAGCCGAATAAGAACCGCGAGACTCGGAGACGCAACGTGTCAATAATTCCCACAGTGAAATAAATCCTTTGTCCGTTTCGTTTTTTAATTTATAGTTGATATACTCTAATGTATTCATTGCAGATACGCACTGAACTTCTAAATCAAATTTGTTGGAAGTGTAATCCTGAGTATATAATTCAGGGGTAACGAATCCAGTCCAAACAATTTTATTACCTTGCTTAAAGTTAACGCGGTACTGCTGATATCCGGTCGAGTATAGGCTTTGCAAGTAGTCGTTTCCTACAACTCTAATAGTAGCTGTAGAAAAACGGGTAGGAACATAAAGAAAGTCATCATCCGCAATTTCTACAGAAAAAGGAGCGTCGCCGCTCCCTGTTAACTCAGCAACTCGCCCTGTATAGCCTTCTTTCTGTATTTCTACCGTATAGTTATCTTCTTCTTTCCGTGATCGAAAGTATAGTGTATATATTGTGCCGTAATTCATCATAATTTTTTTCCTGTTTTCTTCATGTAGTTTTTTAGTTGTAAAAAAATGGTATCGCCTCTTAGTATCCAGTCGCCAGATACATCAATTCTGCGATCATTCTCAGAGGGTGAGATTATGCCCGCCAGATGACCGGAAGGTAGTGAAATGTTGGGGTGGCTAATATTCAATCCGGTATTGAGCATTTTAAATAAGTTCGCTTGTTGTGAACCATTCAAAATCATTTCACCACTATTTAGCATTGCAGGAACTTTATCACCTGCAAACGAAATTCCAGGAACGATACCGCCGTTTGCAAATTTGGGAATACTTGCCATTGCGGCAATTATCGCTGCAACCCCAGCAACCCCCATTGCAATACCGACGAATGGAATACCTGCATGTGCTTTTAGTGCCTCTGAACCAGCCGCCAAAGTATTTGCGGATGCGCTTTTAGTAGCGGAAGCGGCCTCTATTTCGTTAGCCGTAGACATTTCTAAGATTTTTGGGATAGCTTGTGCTATAGTTCCTATTAGGCTGCTGCCCCACTGCAAAACAGATGCAGTATTGCTATCAAACAGGCCGGATAAGCTGCCCATAACATTACTTACATCTCCTAAAGAGTCAGCATACTGCTGATTTAAATCAATATCCTCTTTTTTTATTGGAGATTCGAACTTGGGCAACTTCATGTTTCCGATTTCTTTCCTTAAATCAAATGAACCCTGTTTTTTACTACCTGCATTGTTTTGATAGGCAGCATAGATATGACCTGTCACATCTGATTCTTTCTGCATGGAACGAAGTTCTTTCAATGTACTTTTTAGCTTGCCGATCTGAGATTGAATAAATGCTTGCTGCTCCTCATCTGTTGCTTTTGATAATGCGTTCTGTCTTTCTGCAATCATTTCACTATACATGCTTTCCAGCTTGGCAAACTCTGTACCGGAATCGGAGTAAATCTTGGCTATATCCGGAACTTTAGAGGCTGGCAATAACAATTCACCATCTTTCATTTCGCCGTGCTTGCCTTTGAATACATCACCGTCGATCTGCATTTTTAGGCTTATTCTCTTTTGTTCAAGTTCATTTATTGTGGCCTGAATAGTGGCGCGTGCCTGCCTATCTGCAGAACTTACAAGAGTTTTGTTTAACTCCGTTATCTGGATGTCATACCATGAAAGAGTATCCTTTAAGGGCTTTTTTTCTTCGTTTTCTTTTGGATTCTTTTTAGGTTTATTGATTCTATCCCGAACCCTATCAAATGTTTTCTTATCATTGGCAAGTTCCTGATTTATTTGTTTGTACTCTTTTCCCAACTGCACCGCTTTGATCAATTCTTCATCTTTCCATTTTACAATAGCCTGTTGAAACAAAATAGCATCCTTATATTCCTTATTGAGTTCGGCTTGCTTAGAAGCTATAAAATCATTAAGAGATGCCCTATCTTTTGCTTCTTTTGACTCCGGAAATGCCCAGTCTGCAAGCCCTCCGTTTTTTTTACGCCGCTCCAATTCGGCGTATTTGATTTTATAAGTATCATACTTATTAGCCATTTCAGACTTTAGAACATCGCGTTTACTTCCGGCAACATCATAGCTAAGCACCTTGGCAAAGTCTTCCAATGTCACATCGTCAGCATTTAACAGATTTCCTTCAACTAATACAGTTTTTAAAGCTGTAAGAGCATCTGAACTGACAGATGACGCCTTGTTTTTTTTATCTTCAAGAGCTTTTGTCCATTCCTTTAATGCGGCCTCCCTTTGCTCTTTTGACGCAGTACCATCCATAGCTACACTACGGGACTCAGCCATAGCAGCATTAAAATCTTCCCGAAAATAGTCGTAACTGATGCGGGCGTTTCCTAATTGATCTAATGCTGCATACGCGTCTCTGGACTTGGATATTATACTATCCAATCCACCCAGAAAATAAGTAAAATCCCCGGTAGACAAACTGGTGAAAAATTCATTTACAGATGTCTGACATGTGTGCATCTGGGCATCAAACTCATCGCTGGTTGTCTGAGAACCGCGTATCGTTTTCATAAACGCTTCACTGGTCCCCACCGCAATGCCAATTGTCCCGGCAAACTTCATTATACCAGCCCCAGCAGTTTTTGCCATACTGGAAATACCGCCTTGAAAGCTGTTAACCGAACCTTTTGCCCGATTTAGGTTTGCGTCAAAGTCATTCGTTTTAAGTAATAGTCGTGTTATTATATCAGACATGATTCATTTCTTTTTCGATTAGTTTTGCTTTTGCCCGCAATCGTTTCACTTCTTCATCCGTAACGAATGTGCGTTTCTTTTCGTCTTCCTTCGCTTCATCCCATGGGAAACGAAGTATATCCGATTGCTTTAGTTGTTTTGTGCTATTCGCCTGAGCGATGACATACGCAATGATCCGGGTCTGCTCCCAGCTTTCCCAGTTACGCCTGCCTAATCCCTCTAAGAAGTAGCGAACTTCTGCGAGCGTCATCCGGTCGAGGAAATAATCAGGCGCAATACCGCCCTCACCTACAATGCGGGCGTAGAGTTCCCGGATACTGCACGCTTCTTCGGAGTCGTCTTTTTTTTTGTGCTATCTGCTGCCTGTTCAAGTAGTTCAATCTCTTTTACGAAGAACTCTTTGAAAGAGAGAAACAGAGCCGGATCAGACTCACACGCCTCTATAAATTCATCAAAAGGCATTAAGAATGTATCTTTGTTATTTGCCAGAAGAATAGAGTAAAACAGTAGGTATTCATCCAACATCCGGCCGAACGCAAACTGCCTACCTGTGAGATTTTCGAAGATAAAGAAGGCGCGCAATGTATACTTTAAAATGTACTTCTGTTTTTTGATAGTGATCGTTTTCATTATGATAAGTTTTTTGAGTTAGAAAAAGAAAAGGCGGGTTTCCCGCTCTTTTCATCGTTTACGCGGTCGGATCATCTACTATGCCTCCATCTCCGGACGCTCTGGGGTTAAGCTTTCCGGTACCTTCGAATGTGGCGGAGAAAGTTGCTTTATCACCATCAGGTGCATTTAATTCTAGATTTGTAATTAAGACATTACCGGAGTAAGATGCGGCCGGAAGAGTCCAACCGGAAGAGGGAACTTCATCTGAATCTGCGTTTGCCGGAATACCGAATTTTGCTTCGATAGGCTTGCGTTTTAACATTAAGTCCAAAAGAACATCATATCCGTTTACTTTATCGTCTGCACTGAATAGGTTTTCACTTGAACCGTTCCAAGACAATTTTTTTATGTCTTTTTCCGTCCAAATGCCGGAATCTTTACTTTGTGTGTCAATCGTTTCGGCCGAGATTGACAATTTACAGGATGTAGCCAACGCCAGCGCCTTTCCGCCGACAAATAGCATGAAATCTTTTCCTAATACTGCATTTGCTTTCATTGTTTTCAATATTTAAATGTTAGTTACTCTACTGAATCTGTCTCAATTTCAAATGTAAGTCGCTGGATGAAAGTTTCTTCAATGAAATCTTCATCTGCGGCGATAAGTTTAGCACCCGTTACTTTGAAATCGTAGTATTTACCCCGCTTCCCTTCAATCGCTTTGCGTGCCGCCTCAATAACCTCGACTGAATTTGAATAGTTATCGCTGGCGGCAATAACCTCAATAGTGACACTATCCCCACTGGCGTATCTATCCTTTGTATAAGCCGGAGTAAGTGCACTACGCTTATACAAAACGAACGGGAAAGAAGTAGCGTTTTTAGTAGAAATAGGATAAATCCTATCTCCGACAAGTTGCGTTAAACTTTCCGACTCAAGGAGTTTTGAGAATGTATGTTTGCTGATTGATAAGCTCATTTCTTTTTATCTATTACTTTTTGTATTGAATCCAAAATGTTTCTTTCCAGTGAGTTCTCAGCCTCACTTTTTTTAGAGTCTACTGCATTCTTAAAAAAATAGGTAGGCTTTATAATACCTCGCTTTGCGCCTTTATTGGTAGCTCGTTTCCTACCTTCCAATTTCCTTTCAACCGTACCATTTTCAAAAATTCGCAAAAGGAAAGCGCGAGAGCCTTTTTTCCCGTGATTCATGATGTTCACGCAAGCGCCAGAAGCGTTTCTGTAGACAGATAAACTAATCTCGTTTTTAAGCGGTTTGAAACGCTGCCCGTCTTTTCGATGCCCCGGAGTATTAGTCGCCGGAATAGCGCTTACCAAATTAGTTTGCGCCTGTTTCCTGATAATAAGCGCCGCTTTTCTTATGCCAGATTTAATTGCCTTCTTTGCCTCCTTGTCATTCAGTGCGGCCAATAACGCATTAACCTTAGAGGCGTCAACCTCAACCCGGTAGGATGCTTGTACGATATTACTCATTGATTAATTCTGCTTCGATGGTTATAGACTGTGCCTTTCTATCCGGATGGATGAAGGCTATTTTGTATTTACGTCCCTCGTAGACAATGCGCATTTTTTCGCTTATATCTCTGCTGTAACGTACCATGATCGTGACGGTGTGAGTGTTGAGCACCTCGCCGTTTATCTCTTTGCGCGTACCGGATTTATACCGGACACACGCACGCTTCTTGAAAGCTTCCGTCCATCTCTCAGACGTACCGCCCAAAGCATCGCGAATCGTCTGGGGATGTAGAAAACTTATAATGTCTGTCAATAGTCCCGCCTGCATTATGTATATCGTTTTAAGGGTTGAAGTAATAGTTCTACGTGTCCCGGAATCACTTGCGGAGTAGCAAATGCCACCGATTCGCGATTCGCGTAGTAGTTCGCTACGAGTATGCGGATCGCGTGCCAGATACGACGGTCTATATTCGCGTCCTTTACATACGTCTCTAGCGGATTATTTAGATACGATTCGATAAGAAGTTGAACGGGTTCGATAAGCCCGGTTATATATGCGTCGTCCGTGTCGAAGTCAACGTTTAAATGCTGTTTGAGTTCTTCGAGTGTTACGTATTGTGCCATATTGTATAAATTAGAAAGGGCTAGAGCCGAAGCCCCAGCCCTTTAGTGAATGATAGGTTATAGGATTAAGCAGAAGCTTTCTTCTTTGCGATGGCAAAGGCTTCCGGACGAGCTACAACAATATCATAATCAGTATTCAACACAAAGTTTACGATATTACTTTTTGCTCCGGTGTAAGGGTCTATCACTAAGTCTATATCACCGAACTGACCGATAGCAGCATTAGAGAACACTCCGAATCCGATGGAATCGGCATCCATGTAGTTGGTAACTAGGACTGGATAGCCGTTCACCATACCGTTTTGGCAAATCATTTCAGCAGCCCCCGCCGCTTTGGGAGTGGATTTCAAAGCGCCATACACCTTTGGAGTACAAACATAAGCAGCCGTACCGTCGGTTACATCTACACCCGCATCCATTACGGTAGATTCAAGCGAAACAATATCCGCAAATGTCAACGCGTTTGTATATTCAACACTTGGTTTTGTTTTAACAAAAACGCCATTACTTGCACCGGAAAGTGCAGTACCAGAAAACATCCATTTGTTCAACGCACGTGCTACACCGAGCGAAATTTGCTTCAAAACAACATCCTGCAAAGAATAATTCGTTTGATTGATAGCGCGTTTTGATACCGGGATGGAAATAGATACACGCTTGGGGGAAGCCTTGATTTTATCAATATTCAATTCGGTATCGGTAACCGCAACATTTTCACCCTGAATTGTTGCTTCAACAGCCGCCAACGTAGGGAAAACAAGGTCGCCCACGAGTCCGCTTTGCATCTTGATACCGAGCTTATCAATGACCAAGCCTTTTTCTAGCGGTTCAATGATTTCACCGATTGTAACCGGAACCATGCTAGCCGCATCAGTTGCATCTGTTACAGTTACCGCACGCTCTACAACTTTGATTCCACCTTCCGATACAACTCCGTTGTATTCTTCCAAAGAACGATGATTCACGACATCAAAAACAGCCTGCGAAAACAATACTCGACGGTCTGATACCAACCCCGCGTTAATATCTTCAAGAGCACGGCGTTCAACTTTCATTTCCAAAAGTTCTTTCTTCGTTTTCAACTGCTCGAACTGCTCTTTTTCGTTTGCATCAAGTGCTCTCTTTTCGGCTTCTGCTTTATCCAACATAGCACGCATTTGCTCTTTATACTGAGCAATAGTTTCAAATTCTTTTCTCATGTTTTAAATTGATTTACGTAAATTATTAAGTTCATATAAATAGCCTCTATTTTCGCCGGACAACTCCGCTATCGCATCGTCCATACTACGAACGGTTACATCCGTTCCGTAGAAAGCAGGATCGACAACAGGAGATATATCGGAAATTATATCAATCTTGTGCACGGCACGAAGTAACATCCCGTCTTTCATGGAATAGGAAACTTTTGTTTTATCCTTTTCATTTAAAGAGTATGCAAAGGATGAGCCGAAAATGTCACCGCGTTTAATCATTTCTACGGCAAAATCTCCGTCTGGGGTACTAGGAGCCTCAAACCTGTATTTTAGCCCGTAGTCGTCAAGTTCGAGCGACAAAGTGCCCTCACCACGATTAGAGCGAGCTAATAATCTTTGTTTATTGTGATCCAACAGGGCTTTAACATCGCAATTACGCAACAGTTCTTCTGTTATAGCCCCTTTTTCGATTACCTCAACAAAGGCGCGTTGCTTTTCTCTATCAAACAATACGCGGCTTTCTTGACCGAATACAACCGCATAGCCTTCGATTATTCTTCCGTCTCCAACTTTAGGAGCGCCTAATTCTGTATAACTTCGTATTTCCATATTTACAAGTATCGTTTTACTATATGTTTGTTTCTTCGTTTTTTGGTAGCTCTACTTTTTGGCTAGCTACCTCTATCGGTTGAACGTTGCAGGAAATAAATACTTTGTCGCCACCTTCAACAGGCGCTTTTCCTAAAGCCCTACGAGTATCATTCGGAGAATGAGCGCCCATTTCCTCAAGAGCTTTGTAATAACTTGCTTGCGTCGTTAAATCGGTTTGATACAAGCATGATAAATCAAATGAAATACTATATAAGTTAGCGACGGAATCAGGGATCAGTTTATAATTAAATTCTGCCTCTATTTGTTTCAATATTGGTTGCAGGGTATCAGTTAAAAAAGAAACATTGCTCATTTCGGAAGCCTTGTAATTAGTTGATTGTCCGGCAAAGACTTTATCCGGGTGAACACCATAAAATCTACATATATCAAGAATGCTAAATTTCTTTGTTTCCAATAGCTGCGCATCAACTGGGTTAATAGAAAGTTGATGGAATCCAACATCGCCGGGAACGGAAATAATATCTCTTCCCGTGTTTAATTGCTCCTCTATGCGATCCCCAACAGTAGAAAGTTGAGTATCTGTCATGCCCGCTCCGGGTAAACCTCTACTTATTTCTTTTACACCAGAAACAATCCCCTTTATTTTGCTTCCATTCTGAAAGGTTCTCAAATTCTGATTATCAGCACTTGCAGCAATTGAAAAGATGCGGCTAGCGTACATTATTGTACTCACTCCTGTATATCCACCGTCCAAACTATTGTTTTTAAGATGAATTATCTCGTAAGACTCAAACCGCCCATATATCCGGTTATATGGATCAGAAATAATATAAACATCATTCAATTTGTCATAGGTTACCGTATTATTTGCGCATAATACAAGTTCGCTCACACTACCGAATTTGCGCCGAATAACAATATAAGCATTCCCTTGATTTACAATTTGAACAACCATATTCCTAACCATTTCAAAGCTATTCATTCGGCGGTTAGGCCTACGAGTTAATATCGTATACAATTCGTTTTCCTCATCCGGTGAGAAATAACCGTCCTTTTTCCGTTTAATGATAAGCGGCAAAGATGCAATAGTTCCCGAAAGAATAGAAGTACATCTGTATGCAGCGGATAGTTTCATCGCTTGATTGCTGCTATGTACGTCTATTGGCTGACTGGGCAACGATGGCAATCGGGTATTTATCGCCGCTTCTTTATCCGTCGTGTTTGCCTCTGTATTTAGGGCGCGTTCTCGAGTCTTTGAACGTCCCATTTCTAAATTAAAAGATAGTTTCATTATACCTCCATGTTATTAAATAAGTAGAATGTCATTAGGTTTGTTATTGTCGAATCAATCTTCGCATTATGCGTTTTCTTGATTGGCTTTTTATTCATGTTCCTATCTTCGTCAAGAACGGCATTACCAAAGCAATACGGCGTTATTGGATTCGGGTCAAATGTTATTTTATTGCGATGCAGCGCGAGTTCAAACGATTCTATAGGACTTGTAAACGTTCCGTATGTCTGTTTTACCGGACTTATGTAGTCATTTGCATAGCCAACCGATGCGGATAATAGATTTACAAACTCAGCCGACTTATATGGGTCATATCCAATTCCGAGAATTTTCAAGTACTTTGCCCGGGATAAAATATCATTCACGATCATTTCGTAGTCAATCACTTCACCCGGGCATAACTTCAAGTATCCGGCCTTGACCCATCCTTCATATAATTCCCGGTTAGGGTGTCCGGGCAAAGCGCCTTCCGGAAAATAATAATCCGTAACGGAATGAAATGACTTAGTATCCGGGGAATAGATATTATACGTTACAGTTGAAAAGTCATCACGTACCGATAAATCAACTCCTACCATTGTAGGCGGGTGACTTGTGATCTTATCCACAGGGATAGCCTTATACCGTTCCTCGATCTCCCTTGCCTCAATCCATTTCGTTTCAGAATTGACCGCAAAGATGTTAAGGAGCTTTGTGCGAAACTCTAATGCGTCAGGTGCGCTATATAGCGCCTTTTGATAAGCGTCCTTGTAAAAGTCCTCGTAAACCGTGATCCCCATGTGGGGTTGTACTTTATACCACGTTGCCGGATCACCTTCTTCATCGTCTATGTCGGGTTCAAAGATGTGGGCGAAAATAGAATCGTTCTCAGCCTCACCGCGTAGAATGGCTTTATATATTGAAAGCATTTCAGTGAACGGAGTTGTATGCTTGTCTGAGGCGGTTGTTATTACGATGGTCAAAGGGTTGAGCCGTGCACCCATTGAAGAAGTTAAAACGTTCTTCAAAGCGGCGCTATCGGCTTGCGAATATTCGTCTACTATCACCGTGCTTGCATTAAGCCCGTCCAGCTTGTCGGGACTGGACGCCAAACACCGGGCGAAAGAGGTTTTGCCCTTTATTTTGTTATTTATGATCTCTCTGTTAATCTTAAAATGTCGCAACTTCCGGTCTAACGCTTTCAGGATGTTGCGGATTTCATCAAAACATATCTTAGCCTGATTGTAGGAATTGGCGGCAACGTATGCTTGTGCATTAGCATCGCCAAACAACAAGTCGAATACTGCCAAACTTGCGATACTTGTCGTTTTGCTGAATTTACGAGGGACAAATAGCAGAGCGTCACGAATCAGGCGTTTATTTGTCTCTGGTCTATAAAAACCGAGTATGTTCGTGAATTGAAATACCTGAACCGGAGTTAGCTTATATCGCGTCAGCCCCTTAGTGCCGGAAAACTTCAACTTTTCGTAAAACACAATAAAGCGGCGGACTTTACCGGGTCTAAAGTCGTATTTATCCAGCAGATAAAAGAAACGACGGATCGCAAGTAACTCGTAAAGGTTATGCGCCTCCGGGTTGCCTATACATCCGGCTATATAAGTGTTTAACCGGATATCCGCTTTATCTAACTGATAAGAGTTTATATCAACGGAGCGCAATGCGTCAACGGTAGCAGTCTTTAGCTGTATAAGTTCCTCCTTATTCATAGTCATCCGCCTTGTTTACTTCGTCAATTAATTCGGTTACTTCGTCGGCTTCACCTGATGCAAGGGTCTGTAATGTCAAACCAAGTTCGCGTAACTGTTTGCGAGTGGCTTCAAGCGCATCAAACAGAGTTTTAAAAGCCGGATGTGCAACCAGCTTTTCATTATTCTCGCGGGTTATCTCTTTAGTGAAAGATTTCATCCGCTTTTTTGAGATGTCAGATAGAGCAATCCGGAACGCCATATAAGACCCGGCACAAAGCTCTATACACAAATCAAGTTCAGGGGTGTATGTGCCTTGTGCTTCCATTGCGGAACGGATTTTTTCTGTTATGTCGTCTAAAGTTGCCATGTTTTTACGCGCTTTTTACACGTATGTTTTTTAAGTAAGTATTTGGTAGCTCGTAGATTGTAACGGAAAATGTCACCCCCAACGGATACCCCCTCGTTTTGAAAATTCTCCGCGCGTGTAAAAACTGGTGGGAGTGGGTTTGAGCGGTCTGTCGCCCTCAAAAAAAACGCCGCCCCCCTCTTATCGAGGTGGAGCGGCGCAATCCATTCAGGAACAGAACTTTATGCTTTCTATTCCGAATCAGTCAAAAACTTATCCGCAAAACGCTCTGTTGCCCGTCTGTTGTTTGCCTGAATTGCTTCTTTCGAATGGCTAAACGCGCGTCGGTGTATCTCAGAGTGGCACGCATGGCAAAGGCTCTGTAAGTTCGTTCGATCAAACATAAGGTGTTTCATTCCGAGTTCATGCGGAACGGATTCAACCGGGGTTTTGTGGTGTACTTCGGTTGCAAGCGTACTTAATCCGTTCGCCTCGCACACTTCGCAAACCGGATTAGCTCTCAGTTTATCGCAACGTAGGTTCTTCCAGCGCTGCGAGTTGATCATTTTAATGTAATATGGGTTTCTGCTCATTGTGTTTTATTTATTTGTTCATAGCTAAATAATATCCTATCGCATTGATAACATGCGTGCAGTTCCTTTCTGGTAGCTTCAATATTATTGGTTTCAATGTTCACATAATGCGTATCGGTTACTTCGCCCGATACGCATTGAATCCGTTTAATTAAATACTTCATTCCAGCTTATTCATACCAGCAAGTAAATACTTGATGCGCTTACAATTCCCATCGCATCGGGTTGACTGAGTTTCTTTCTTGTGAGTCACATTCGCGCAACCCTTGCTGACTCTTGACGGGCACATCTGTTTAAATACCGTAACTGCATTTGCTGTCGTTTCTTCTCGCTGTATTCGAATAGCCTCTGTTGCGACTGTTCGAATCAGGCCACGCGAACGAACTCGTTCCGTTGTGGTCTGTTGAATGTAATGTTCTGCTTTATTCATGCTTTGTCATTTTAGGTTTATACTTCCAGCCGTTCAACTCGTATACACGTTTCCGGGCTTCTTCTCGGTCGATGTAAAGTGGTTCGTTACGAACGGGACTTGATATTTGTGTTTTCCCGTCTGAATAATCACACACGCATATTCTGTAATTTCGTCCGTGTATAGAATATGAATATTCTCCTACTTTCATGTTTGGCTCCTTTCTTTCTTGTTTTACTCTAATTGTTATAAAAAATATTCGTTACATCTAAACCCCTTGCGTGGGGCGAAGTCTTTAAACTCACAACTTCTGAAAATCCACTTCTTATCAGCCCATCTGGCTAAATCATTTTGCCATTGCGGTATGATCTGATTAGGGTTATTCAAATCCCTGTAAGGCTGGCAATGCGGCAAAAATCTCCCTCCTTTGTTCCTCCAATGATTGACACGTTCAAACGATTCTTTAAAGTCGTTCAGCAGAATGCAATAAAAAAAGTATTCGCCTTTGTACCCGTACTTGTCAATCAAAGCCGTAGCACGTTCACATTCTGCAATCTGCCCCGGTGTATCACATCCGAATCTTATACGCTTTATCCACTTCACCTTTGCAAGCATCCGGGCTATATCATCTGTTATCAGCCGAGCGTCTAAACCTTGGTTAAAGTCTACTCGAAGTTTTAATCTGATAATCTTTTCTATCTGCCGTAACCCATATTCGGAAGCAAGCACATTGTTATCCATCAGAATAATACTCTTTCGTTCATGGGCAATTTCTTCTATATCCATATAGGGAGTAATGTTACCTTCTTTTTGGGGCACAACACACCATTTACAACGATTAGGGCAACCCCTTGTCAAAAAGCCATAAGCCAAATTTTTGTCAAGATTGTATATATCGTAGTCTGGAATTATCCTATCAACTTCTACCGGAAGAACCTTACTTATGTCATATCCTGTACCTCCTTTCTCGACTTGATCGGCATTGATGTAATAGCCATAATCTGGTGTAAAGGAAAAGATCTTTGCGGCATAGACTTTATCATAATGAAGCAACGGATTATACCATTCTACATTGTCACCTCTTACCTTGTGATAGCTGCTTATCTTCATCAGTGCGAGATTTGGATAATTACTATCAACTGCTAATAGTCCTATGTTCATTACTAAATGGTTATTAGTTAATCAAAACCATAAAATTGACCATGCTTATTGAAGCCGTGAACTTCTTTTATTGTAGGACGTTTTTCTGAATGTTGCGCTTTCTCTCGCAAATCGAGAGAAAGTTCGTTAGCTTCTAAAACCATTTTAACCCCTGTTTCTACAATTCTTCTGTTTTCACATTCCTTACAATGTGGACTATTGCAATTACATTTAATCTTGTTCATATCTATTCTGTTTTGAGCCTAAACTGTTATTAATCAATTCTTTCAAGCCAATCGCTAACGCATTTTTCCACATCTACATAGTTGGCAAACGTTCTTTTTTCAACAGTCACACAGTATCGCATTAATTCACCGCGAATAATCCCTGCGTCATCTTTCCAAACATTTATAGCTCCGTTATCTCCGGCAGAAGTACAGGCATATCCAAGTTCAAGAGTTGCCTCTATGTCGTTTACATCCTTGAACCAATACGCATCTATTTTCTCTCTCTTTACACCCGGAAGTCCATCCAATCGACAGATAGGCTTTTCTTTCTTTATTACTATATTCTTATTCATTTCTATCTTGTTTTAAATTAATTCTCCACTTCATCCCCTCTCTTTGGTTTCCGAACCGGGACGCGTAGCTCTTTTTCAGTGAACTTGCTCGACATATACCGTTCTGCATCCGGCCAGTTTGTAAAGCATAAATCCGGATCAGTATAAAGCTTTAGAAGTGTCTCGTTCAGCTTGTCGAGTGCCCCGAATCCGCTTGAATTGATCTTTTCGTCTGTTTTAAACTTGCTGTTTAAGCGTTCGTAATTCTCTGTAACGAATCGGTCGATATACTTCCGGTTCTGTTCGTTCACGGGCTTATGATGTTCCGGAACGTCTTGCAAATAATTTGCGTTGATTGGTTTTTTAATCATTATTTAAAATTTAAATCGTAGTTGTCCGTTCTTCTCGTCTTTCACGTGTTGCGGCAATGCCCGTTTCGGCTTTGAGTAGTTGAACTGCCTCTCAGCCTGCGCAAAGTCGCTGAACATTTCCGTAATTTCGTCCGGTATGGGATCGTCATTTTCTTCGTGTTCCGGATCGGCGACTCTCAGAAATGCACCTACCAGATATTGCATGATTTCGTAGATACTTTTGAATTTGTATTTAGCTCTGATAGCGTCGAGCCGCTTCCAGTCATCAAGGTCTATGCGAACTACTGACTTTTTAAAGTCACCTGCTGGATTCTTATTTCTTTTCTGCATAACTTATTGTTTAGGTGGTTTTAATTGTTCTATTGCGTTTACATCGCCTTCCTGTGCCCGTTGTTTTAAATACTGATACCAGCTTAACGAGGTGAATCCCTCCGGCGGCACAAATGCCCTTTCTTCTGCTTCTTTTTGCCCCGTCCGGATGCGCATCCGTTCAAGTTCAATAGTCCTATCAGACATGAACTTTTTTATTGCTTCACAAAATGCGATCGGGTCGAAGGAACCATAAAATTTGCCATATAACCCTAATTTGAACCGGGCAACGAACAGCATAAATTCAGGCAGCTTTAAAGCGCTGTAGTGCGAAAGTATCAATTCTGCAAGTTCTTTACGGGATGACTCCGGAAGATCGTTTTTAACCTGCGTAAATTGATCGATACTGTTCAGTTGAATGTTTATCCATTGCAGGGACAGATCGCGCCCGTAAGCGGTGGAAACCAACCCTATCGTTGGCGCATCGCTATTATATACTTTCTCGTAGTTCCCCGGCAATCTTGATCCTACGTCAGGATTAAACGTAGTCATTAGCTCTTTACCAGTTGAGAACCTCTTCATCAGGCAGGCTACTTGTTCCCCCTTCGCTGTATGCTGCAAGCTCTGTAACGAGGTTTCTTGTCTTGTCTGCCTTACTATGTTTCCGATCTGTTTCATTATTTCTGTTTTTATTTAGTTTATACCAGCTTGCGAAATGATGTTTTGCATCTTTTTCGCTTTTTGATGTTTCGCCCCGGTTTTGAAGTTCGACGAAGAATTGCTTCAAATAATCAGCGAACTGTTGGAGCGTTAAATGATTGTTCATGCAAAATGACTCGTACCAAATAGCGTCATTTGACAGTGCATTAAAGCAATTCTCTAAATCAGTTTCAGCCTCGCGCATATACGCGTGTGTGGGTGTAATATTCTTGTCATTCTTGTATGTTTCCGTTTGCATCGCTATTTGCATCTCTGTTTGCATGTTTATCTGCATATCATTCTGCATTTCGTCTGCATTATCATTTGCATTTCTATTTGCGATATTGTTTGTATAATCATCTGTATTATTATTTGCGTTATTATCTGTTTGATATTTATTATAATTCACAATCGTAATAATCTGATTTACATTGTTATTATCTATTATAATTTGCGTTTCGTTTTCAAGTTCAAGTAGAAAGCGCTTTACCTTTCCTATTGACCATCGCCATCGTTTTGAAAGTTCATCTAAACTTTTTCCTACTTGCCCTCGCTTTAGATACACTTTTATACCTCGCTTTCTGAAAGATGACTCTTTATGACATGCAATCATCAAAAGATCAACCCATGCCTGCCCACGGGTGAATTTTTCATCCGTCCATAGATCGGAATCTAATATTTGTCTATGAAGTTTAATCCAGCCTTCCATTATCGGGAAATATAATAATTACATAACCTTACGCCTACCGATCTAAAAGCACTCAGAGCGGAGCAGTAACACATATAATTCTTTTCTTCACCTCCATACTTACACCTCCGGCAATCCGGTTTACTTTGTGATTGAATGATTTTCTTTTCCATGATTAGACCTCCTTTATTCTGATACCATGTATGCTAAGCATCAGTTTTCTTTTGATTATATACTCTTTCGTTTTCATCCCTTTCGCATCTTCCACCACTAATTCGCCATCACGATAATAAACGAAGTCGGCATAGTAGGACAGGGACTTCTCCAATAGCTTTCTTTTCTGCAGCATCTTCCGGATTCCCTTCACTTCATAATACTCGTATTGCGCCGGAATAAGCTCGTATTTACACTGTTCCTGCAGACCAGAGATAATCCCCTTTTTCTCGAGCAGTTTCAGTTCTTGCGCCCGTCTATACTCGCGAATAGAGTCGTATCCTTTGTACTTGGTATTGTTGTATTTTGCCATCTTGATAATATTTGTTAGTAGTGGAGCGAGGCGGAATCGAACCGCCTATACTGCTGTCTTTACTGCGCGCGCCGCTGCTCTATCCTTTAAGCTACGCTCCGTTAACCGGGACTTTCACCCGGTTTGTTGTTACTTATCTTTTGAACGATATGGGTAGACATCCATAATTGCAGTTTCTTTCAATGCAATAGATTGATATTCCGCCATGGTATTTTTCATACCTTCATCTACTTTCTTCATAGCATCGCGGAGATCGGCAGCCTGTACAAGTACATTCGTATAGGTTCGTTTCTCCTTTGCGGTCTTTTCATCCAGCACAACGAAAGCAAGTCGTCCGGCATACCATTTATCAGCCGCTTCTTCATCAGATGGAAAGAGTTCGCTATAATTGGCACGTTTTATATCGGTAACGGTAAATTCGCCAGTGATAAACGGTGTCGTTTCTTCGATAATACGTGCTTCCGCTTCGGTGAAGCTGAGTGCATCGACCAAATAGGGTTCAGTAACTTTTTTGTTAACTCCGTCTGAGTTTATTTTCTCGTAACGGATTTTGCATAAAAACCAAGTGTGCATCATAATTGTATATTTTAAAATGTTATGTTAATGTGTTGTGACAGTACTTGCTAATTTCAATTTCTTTAATTGCTTTTTTAGCCTTGTTATTTGATTTTGTACCGGGACATTGCCTTTTGCTTTCGGTTTTAATGTTTCAATTTCAACCTTTATCGCTAAAACTTCCTTAGCCTTGTCGATACATTCCGGAAAATCCCGGCCACTCCGTAATGATTCGTCTATCATTTCATTTGCCAGTCGTACCCGGTCATACAACTTCTGTATGTTTTCAGTGTGATCACTCCGGTGCATTTCAAGCAGACGCCCGTCATTTACATAGCCGTCATAGATGATATAATACAGGGTATCTACATCCGGGCGACCGAGGAAATGCCCGAGAAACTGCCAATAGTATTCATCTTTGTCGTTAATTTCCTGTAGCAGTTGTAGTGACTCGATCTTTCCTTGTGACATCGGGCACTTAATTTCAACCAGTGCCGATACTTTTCCATCAAAGCCATATACATAGGCATCCGGCGAATCACCAAAGCCTTCAAACGGCTCGTTAAATACGATGTCCTCAAAATCGGTAGTACAGGACTTGATTTCATTTAATAGCTGCGTACGTAGCCATTCCACGGCGAGCGGTTCATTTTCGTGCCCCCAATCGAAGGCCTTTGCTGTGCCGTTTTCTCGGGTTACTCCGGTTCGGCGTTCATAGCGAACAGCAAACATCACATCTAAAGCGGCTTTGCCAAATGGCGTACCTTTGCCGGCTTTCATCAGATCAGGAAGAACGGAGGCTGTAATCAGACCACGCCGTTTTTCTTTCCATTCAAATTCTTTTTGTTCAGCGGATTTCATATTTTATTATTTAGAGGAAATTTAATATTGTATTTTATCAGTGCCTTTTTACTACGATCAAGCAAATTATTATCGAAAAGTGCTCCATTCTGTACAATCCATTGCTTTACAGCTTTAATGCAAGCGTATTCATTTTCAAAATAAAATGTAAACCGCTTACATGCAGACATACCGGAGGTCACTTCGATGGCATAATAGATAACCGGATCAAAACTATTTGTTATACAGAACTGAAAGCCATGCGCCTCAAATAATTCACCTTCGCAAACCCTGACACCACAAGTTGTTGCCCGTTTTATTCTAATGGATTTCATGTTTCTGTAATTCTTTTATTTGTTCTTTGGTTAGTTTGTACTTAGCGATAACCTGATTTACTGTATAGCCGCCTTTTAAACCGTCTATAATGTTGTTCCAGATTGCGGAGCCGGTTTCAACGGTTGATCTATCGTCACCCAGCTTTGGCGCAAATGGTCTGATACGAAGTGCATCTACCATTTCTCCTTTTACATTTACACGAGCGGAGCCGACTTGCATAGCCTTATTGATCCATTGCTCAATATCTGGCGTTTTAAACAGTTTCTCCAATGTTTTACAGTTGGTTTTGTTAACTATCATCGGTTTGATATTCTCGTGAAAATATGCAATTAAGCACATATCTTTCTTACCGTTTTCCCCGGTCACTTCTTCGCGCTTCATTTCTCGGATAGTAAGGATTAAATCTTTGCCTTCCGGAAGGCTGTGAGCGCCCAGATATGGGTAATTAAATTGGGTTTTCCAGTGTGTCATAATTGGTTTATTTCTAAATTGGCATTCGTTAATCACTAAATGGGTTAATATCATCTCCATGCTCTTCAAGTATCTCTGTAATCAAAGACTGAATATCAGATCCAAGAGTCTTATAACATGCAATCTGTTCTTTTACAGTACCATTGCCCTCAAGTGACGTTTTTTTGAAGCCACCAAAAAGAATATAAATTAATGTATCTAAATCACTTGACAGAATTCTAAGTTCATCTACCTTATCTTTCATATTATTCCTTTTTAAACTGTTTTTATTCAAACTCTATCGTTTCATCTCCCTGATAGTACTCCGCGAAGCAGCCCGGACATACCGTTATCATTTTCGTACCATGTTGGCCGTTCTGCACCGCTTCAACTTCGACCTCAATACCTTTGCCCGTTTCTATTTCGGTTCCACAATCTTCGCAATGAACATGATCGGCCGGACATTCGCCCAGAACGGAACAGAGGCGGCAATTACCGATACAATTCAGATTTTCTCTTTTCATTTCTCCGTTGATTTACTTCGTTACATACTATCACATACAGTACCGTTACAATTACGGCCAGAAGTGCGATGATTAATTTACCCGGTTCCGGTTCGCCTTCTGCAAGCAAACAGGCGAGAAACATGCCGATTAGGGCGAAAGGGGACTGTTTAGGGGTTAGCATTATACTACTTTGTTTCTTGTTAAAAATCGTTCTATACTCGCTAAGTCATACCATATCATTCTCTCTCGTTGTGAAAATGATATTTCGGCCGCATTTCTAAGTGTCATTAAATAATCTTCTGATACTCCGAGATATGCCATTGCCTCAGTCTTGCTAAGCCATTTCTTGGCAACCGTCTCTACTTTTCCTGTTATTTTTCTTGCCATGACTATTTTATTTATTACGTTTCACAAATAGTTTATCGTCTTCAATCCAAGTAGTAAATACTTTGCCTTCATCCGTTTTAATGTCTGAGGCCGTAGTTCTTACTGACTTTCTTCGATCTTTAGGGAAAGTTACTTTTGCTCCGATCTCCATTTCAAGAAGAGTCGGCTTAATTGGTGTTGATGTTTCCATTGTTTTACTTATTATTTGTTTTTACTATTTTGCGTAATTGAATTTGGCCATGTATTTTTCAGCGCCCTTCATCGATTTGAATGTTTTACTTGAAGATGCTGTTACTGCGATGTAGCTAAGATTGCCATTGTATTCATTTACCATGATTGCACCGGTTAATTCGCTATTTACTCTTTTATAGTCAATGATTGCTTTCATAATTCTATCTATTTAATTTGTTATTTCTTGATTGATTGATTAACTTTGATGCGACAAAGATATATGCAATTGCGTAAACTTTAAAATTTAAACGTATTAATTTTATGCAATTGAAGTAATTTAGATTATTTCTAAATAATTATGTGCTATGACTACAATAAATGAAAGAATACAAATAGTTGTAAATGAGCTTTTTGATGGTAATAGATCAGAGCTTTGTAGAAAATCGGGAGTACCGATAGGTACAATGTCTTCAATATTAGGAGAAAGGCAAAGTAGTCCGAATATTGATATTCTGCAATTAATATATTCTGCAATTGCAGAATTTCCAGTTTCTGTAGAATGGTTTTTTACAGGAAAAGGAGATATGAAACGCAAAGGTGATGTTACTAAATATGTTGAAGAAACACGTCCAAGAATCCCATATACAGCCGCGGCGGGGGCTATTTCTATAGCAATGGAAGGAGTTACAAAGAGCCAATGCGAACAAATTCCTTTGGTAAAAGCATTCCCTAAATACGATTTTACCATTCAAGTACAAGGCGACAGTATGACACCTGCATATAATTCTGGCGATGAAGTCGCTTGCCTGTTTATTAAAAATTCAAACTTTATACAATGGGGGCGGGTTCATGTGTTGGATACGGCGCAAGGGATCGTTATAAAAAGAATTTATGATGCCGATGATGCGATATTATGTGTTTCGGAGTTTTCTGAAAAGTATCCTGAATTTAAGATACCTAAAAGTGAAATATACTCTGTTAGTTTGGTTGTCGGACAGTTGAGATTGTAAGAGTTGTGTCTAAACATGAAATATGTAATGAAAAAAAATGTAATGGTATTATTATTGTTGATTTATCCTGTAATATGCTTTGCACAAGACGATATTAAATTGGGATTATATCTTCGAGGAAAGGCAGGGGAGATAAGCATGATTCCTCCTTCGGCGTTTGCAGATGGAAAGAATAATTTAGACCTGATTGGGTGGGAAAAACCAAGTATATCCTTAAGCCTTAGGAGTACTGAATCTAAAACGGTCACAGATAATCAGAGGCCAGAGTTTTTCTTTTTTTTTATAGATGAAACCAAAGATCGGATGTTGAATGCGAAGGAAGTTGGAATGATGATAAGAAATTATCCTTTTATATATGGCATTACGCCTAATGATTTTATACTTGTTCGTTTGTTTAGAACAAATAAAAACAGGGCATTAAGATTGGAAAAAGAAAAGGTACTTTCAGGGAGTAGATACAGAGCCTTTAATGTTGATACAATACCGTTTACTGCAATACCAATGCAAAATAATGCGTTTAAAGTCATAGTTGACTCTGATATACCTTACGGGGAGTATGGCTTTCTGTATAAAGGAGATGTTCCTTATGAAAGAATCATATATGACTTTTGTATTAATCGGAAATAAACACCATTAATCCCAGAATCAATCAATTGAAACGCTGATTTTAACTGTCGGTTTTGCACCCGATTTGATATATTGAAAAATCATATTAGACAAATCAAATAATGAAATTGATTCAGATATACGTCCAAATTCGTTTAGCGGTTTCTTATTGATTGAAATTAAAACAGCTTGCTCTAAACAAAATTTTCTTAGTTCTTCATCGGTCATAATATTACTTTTATTATTATGCCGGAGAGGATTCAAAAAGGTAGCACTAACCAGAAGCGAAAGAGTGGGGGAGATAGGATGAATGGTGCAAATTTAGTGCAAACAAAATTAAACTGATTTATAAACTGCTGATTATTAGATTGTAGTATGGCATATTTTTATGCCTCTCACGCATGTAATACGAGTTCGATTCTCGTACCCACTACTATATGATA